AGACCACAGCCGTTATAGCCGTAGTCTAAGTAGTGGTGCTTCAGTTCTGTGTATAAAGTTTGTAAGTTCATATCATCACCTTGTGATTCAATCGTTTTGAGCCAATCTCAAAACATGGTTTATTTTAGATCATTTGTTTACACTATGTCAACAATTATTTTCAACTATTTCAATCGATTTGTTTAAATTTGCCAAATTGCAACTCATAATCAAAGTCAATCCAATCTTTTGCAGTTTCAATCGTTTTAAAACTACGGTTACCTAACTTACCACCAGTAACATAAAACCCTTGTCTAGGTATCGATTCAGACCAATGTGCACCTGATACTGGATCGTGTTTATATATCGTTTTATCATTGTTTGTTATTGCACAATGTTTGTATTTTTCAATCATTTTATCACCTTGATAATAGTTAATTATTGTTAATAACACTCAATTGAATGCTATTAAAAATAATGGGCTTCCTTGCCCGATCGGTTTACCAGTCTGACTGGCTAAGCTCTTTTTCTTTTTCCAGTTTTACAAGCTCTTTAGCTTTGGCAATCGCCTCTTTTTTACTGGTTATAGGTGAATGAAAACCATATCTGGATATCATAAAATCATGCCATTCTGGATCGGAATAGCACTCGACAAAGAAACTCCATCCGTTATCATAATTCTTTTCAGCCAGACCCTTTAAATGCTCGACAATGCCGAGTTGTTTACCTGTTAACATGTTTTAACCCTCTTTAGTGAAATAGCCTAGTTGATATTGTGCCGAGCCTATCGCATCATCTTTTGAATCATGAAAACTAGTACAATCATCTAATTTGACACCATTGACAAATGGGACGACCTGATGCTCTTGCCATTCACTATCTTTATAAACCTTTATACAAACAGCGTTTAATTGCAATTTATGAATAATACGTTTTGACATGATATAACCCTCGATTAAGCGACTAAGGAAACAGAACGAACAACAAACCCTGAACTATCTTTTTTTGCCTTACCCTTGGCGTATAAGGCAACAATGCCGACACCATCTAAAAAACGTAAGTCGCTATCATCGCCAACCATAACCGCCATAGAATCAAACGATTGCGGAATATTGCTAGCCTTATCAAACACAACTGCAAAACGTTTAAAAACAGAGTTTGATTTTGCCTTTTGGTATACTGGTTTAAAACTATCAACACCAGAATAAGAAAAGGTTAAATCGTAGTTGTCAGGGATACTGTGACGAGTCGGGATTTTCGTATAGTCATAGAATTGTACATCAGGAAACATAGCAAAAATATTGCTATAGATCACACCCTCGAACACAAAGGAATACAATTCCCATTGTAGATCTGAAGTACCATTCAAACGAATTACAGGAGTTAAACCTAATCTTAAAGCACGTTTAATTACACGTTTAATTGATCGGCAAAGATTATCAAAAAAGATGGCACGATCATTAAACCATAATTCAGTTTTAGCCAATCTGGCTACTTGAACATTGTTGAACGCTCCACGACCTGCAGTGTTAAGACATGGTTTATCACAGCCAGCCAGCAAAGCAAATGGACAAACATTGCCCAGCTCGCTACCATCGGCAGGCGTTAAGTACAATATCCCAGTCAGGTATCCAAACTTTTGACCTTTGATTGTTTTAGCATCAGAAGACATGGACAATAACATTTTGTAAGACATAGAAACCACCTTGAGTTAATAATTAAAAGGGAAAAGAGCGAACAAGCACCGCTTGCAGGTTAATTCTATCATATCTAATTGACAATGTGTCAATTATTTATTGCATTAATCAATAGACATAAAGCTATAAGACTATTTTGCCCACAGCCTTATGCTCATATCCATGGGTTGACATTACCTAAATTATTTATATAGTACTGATTTGGTACTATATAAACCACATATAATAGCCAATTATCCAATAACCTTATATAAATCAACAACTTAAAAATGCCCATGGCTACACGATAATGCTATAAGGCAAGACGTAGTATTACTTTATTATTATCGTCGCTTATATCGCAAATCTAAGTTATTGATTTATATACCTATTTACATATCGCCTATGTTATAGGGTTATAAGACCATATGTAGTAGCTTATCGCTATCATCGGTTTGCTATAGGCTATACGCTATAGGTTTGAGTATGTTTTCGTTTTAGGACTATCTGTTTATTTCTATATGCTCCTGGCTTACGATCTAGACCCCTATGCCCCCGTTTTTATGGCAATGAGCCTGGCTCTATTCACTACTATTACGCACAGTCAAATTCCATTTTTCAAAAAATATATTGCGCACAGCCAAACCCCCTATGTCTTTATATTTCATAGACAAAAAAATTTTATATTGTAAATTTTAAAAAATCATGTTACAAAGTCACAACAAACTACAACCAACCCTGTAGACAGAATGGCAAGACATATTGAATCAGAAGCAATAAACGTTATCTTTGATGAGAAAGATAAATCAAAAGTAATATACATGAGCGATTCTCATGGCAATAACCCTCCTCTCTTAACCGAGCAAGCGGCGCTAGAATCTTTACTTTCGCGCTACGACTATCAACTTGTAAATTCTACCAATAAAATGCGTCAATTCGTTTTGGCAAAACTTTTTAGATTGGCAGATGAATCCGAAGACGAAAAAACTGCACTCAAAGCATTAGAGACACTTGGCCGCGTCACTGAGATTGGCTTGTTTACAACTAAGATAGAAGTATCTGTGGCTGATAAACCGACATCTGATCTAGAGACTGAACTCAGGGGCCTATTAAAGAACTATTCTAAGACTGAAAAACAAGTAGTAGAAGAACTTACGGACGAAGAGTTGCGTGGATACGCTGAAGATGAAGAAAATGAGGAAGATGGGTACGCGGATGAGGGCGGATGAGTGATCATTTAGGAAATATCTCTTTAGATGAAGACTTCTTAACCGCGGCACTTGCAGCTGCGCCTGTTAGCGAACGTGCAAAACTTATAGAGTTAATTGATGAACTGCGCAGACGCCATGAGCGCGAGTTTGCACAGGAGAACTTTTTAGCTTTTGTGCAAAAGGTGTGGCCTGGATTTATTTATGGGCGTCACCATGCCAGAATGGCTCAAGAATTTGAGAAAGTGGTTAACGGCAAGAATAAGCGGCTAATTATTAACCTGGGTCCTCGGCACACGAAATCTGAATTTGGGTCGTATTTATTACCAGCGTGGTTTTTAGGCAAGTACCCTGACAAGAAAATCATACAGTGCTCGCACACAGCCGAACTTGCTGTAGGTTTTGGTCGTAAAGTTCGTAACTTAGTGGCGAATCCACTGTATCAGGAAGTATTTCCTGGCGTAGAGCTGCAAACTGACTCCAAAGCTGCAGGCCGATGGAATACAAGCTCTGGTGGTAACTACTTTGCAATCGGTGTCGGTGGTGCTGTAACTGGTATTGGTGCGGATATTCTGATTATTGATGATCCGCACTCTGAACAAGAGGCTGCGATTGCAGCAAGTAACCCTGAGATCTACGATAAAGTCTATGAGTGGTACACATCAGGTCCTCGTCAGCGGTTGCAACCGGGTGGAGCTATAATTATCGTTCAAACCCGATGGTCAAAACGAGATCTTACAGGCCAAGTTAGGCAAAAAGAGTTAAATGGGGGCGGAGATAAGTGGCGTGTGGTAGAACTTCCTGCTATTCTACCTTCTGGTAAACCATTGTGGCCTGAGTTTTGGTCAATAGAAGAGCTTGAAGCCACAAGGAATGCCATTGATGTATCAAAATGGCAAGCTCAGTACCAACAAAACCCAACTTCTGAAGAAGGGGCAATAGTAAAACGAGAATGGTGGCAAAGATGGGAGAAGGACTCTCCTCCGCCTACAGACTTTGTACTACAAACGTGGGATACTGCGTTTGAAAAACACAATAGAGCTGACTATTCCGCATGTATTACTTGGGGAGTGTTCTATCATGCTGATGAAAATGGCGTAACACAAGCCAATATTATTATGTTAGATGCCAAACGTGACCGGATGGAGTTTCCTAGGCTTAAGGAAGAGGTGCTGGACGAGTACAAGTACTGGCAACCTGATGCATTGATCATAGAGAAAAAAGCATCTGGAGCCCCTTTGATCTACGAATTACGAGCAATGGGTGTTCCCGTATCAGAATTTACACCAACGCGTGGTAATGATAAGATTTCTAGATTAAACGCTGTTGCTGATGTATTTGCATCAGGTAGAGTATGGGTCCCTAATACACGTTGGGCAGATGAGGTTATAGAAGAAGTGGCGTCATTCCCTGCGGGTCAACATGACGACTATGTTGACTGTGTATCAATGGGAATCTCTCGATTTAGGAAAGGTGGATTCTTAAGTTTGCGCTTAGACTCTGATGATATGAATGATTACTTTGTAGGAAAACGCGCAGCGTATTATTAAATGAATACTGAATTTAAACAAATGCTGATAGAATTTTTAGGGTGTGTGGCACTAATACTAACCGCTTGTTATATTCTGACACTTATAACCCCATGTTAACTAAGGAACAAATATGATTTCAAAATCTGTAAACCCAGCACCTATGGGGCTTGATGCTATAGGGTTAGAAGAAGATCCCAATTTAATGCCGTTAGAGATTGAAATTGAAGACCCTGAAGCGGTAACTATTCGAGCCGATGGTGAGGATATTTTAAGGATAGAAAAAGAAGAAGACATGGATAGGTTTTCTGAAAACTTAGCTGAACGTATAAGTGATTACACTTTACAATCCTTAGCTTCTGAATTATTAGATGAGTTTGAAAGTGATGTTAGTGCGCGTAAAGACTGGGTTCAAACATACGTCGATGGGTTAGAGCTGTTAGGACTAAAGATTGAAGAACGTGCAGAACCTTGGGAAGGAGCCTGTGGTGTATACCATCCGTTGCTAACTGAAGCTGTTATTAAATTTCAAGCCGAGACTATTACAGCTACATTTCCTGCATCAGGACCAGTTAAAACACAAATAATTGGTAAAGAAACGCAAGAGAAAAAAGACGCAGCACAGCGTGTACAAGACGATATGAACTATCAGCTTACTGATGTTATGACTGAGTATCGTCCTGAGCATGAGCGCATGTTATGGGGCTTGGGTCTTGCAGGTAATGCATTTAAGAAAGTGTAT